CCTCAGAGAACCGTCGTACAGATTGGCGTACCCACTACGGACGAAGGATAGAGGAGGTGAGGCTATAGTTATATTTACTTTTTAGAGAGGTTATGTTGCACTCGGAGGGTGAGGGTACAACTTTTCTATTGACTTTTTAAGAGATGTGTGCTATAATAGAAGGATAGGACGTTTATCCTCGTATTTTAGTAATTCAGCTACGAAGGATGGATGTTACTTAGAAAAAGGAGGGCAGTACAATGAAGAAAAATACTGCAAAGGTAGCCATATTAATCATAGTTTGCACCGTAACAGCGGTGAGCGTGGGGTATTTCTGGGTGAAGGCTGAAATGCAGCGGGCACTGAGAAATATCGCCGATGGTTTGGCGGTGCCATTCGAAGATTGGCAGCAGGCCGACCACCCTTATGCACTCCATACTGGAACTGAAGTGGACGAGGTGCTCCTAATTGAAGTGGCTGCCACGCTCAAGGACTCGAAAAAGGCTGGTCCAGAGGGTGATGATTACGGCAACTTACCGATCAGGCGACCGGAATATATCATTATTGCTCCGGGCGACACTATCCACTGCGAAATCGAAGTAAGCGGCTTAATGGAGGCGGGAGGCCCGATAAACCCGCCGGACGGCATTCTGGACATCATGGCTAAAAAGGAGTTTAGGCTCAGTAATTACGCCGAGGTGATGGCTGGTGACAACGGCATGCTCGGGCAATATAGCTTCGATCTGACCTTGGGCGGGCTGCCCGAGAATTACAATGCGGATTATATCGGTCTGCCGTTGATTATCCAGATCCAGACGACAGAGGGTTTGACCGGTACAGCGGTTTATAATATCGTTACCTATTCGACGCATGCCCTGACAACGACGATTGTGAGATATCTCATAATCGTAGCGTGCTCTGTTATCTCGGTAATAACAGCACGCCTCTTTTTGCGTCGCAACAGCCGCCAAGTTCTTCAGTAGCGTAGGCGCAGTCAAAGTCCGGCCCAAGGGTCGGACTTTTTAATCTGGAGTCTAAGATCTAGATCTCAAGATCATCGAGATCAGCAAGCTCAGCGCGGGTCTTTTCAGCTAGCTCGGTTTCGCCGCCGTCCATCGGGGCTGCGCCTTCGAGCTCGTCATCGTGGAGCTCACCGACGGCTTCAGCATCGGCACGAGTTTCGCCTGATGGATGGCTATAGTTGCCGTCTTCATCGGTGTTTACAACTTTGAGGTTGTAACGAGCGCCGTTTTTGGTACCCAAGACTCGGAGGAGAGTACGAATGCTCTGGGCAGTCGCACCACGTTTGCCGATGACGCGGCCGACATCTTCAGGGTCGACGCTGAGAGAAAGCAGGACGCCACGTTCGTCGATCTCGCGGTCCACGACGACTTTGTCTGGATTGTTGACGAGGGTCTTTACGATATATTCTACAAATTGTTGGTCAATGGTTGCCATAAGGTCTCCGATTTATTAATGCTATGGTTTTATTATACCACAAGAAGAAAAAATGCAATAATTATTGTGGCAATTTTCATTTGAGATTTGGTGGAGTTTGTGTTATGATAACAGGAGTACTTTAGAAAGTAGGTGAAGGAATGGGAAGTTGGCTAGAGCAAAGACAGCCCCAAGAGCTAAAAGCAATGCTGGATCAGGAAAATTTCAATATCCATCAGATTGAGGAAGCGACTGGTTTGAAGTTAGCACATTTCGTACTGGAAGAACAGGGCTTCCGCGCGAAGAGACTTGATCGAGTCGTGGAAATAAGCCCCAATGCAACGAGTGCAGACTGGCAGCTCTATAGCTATGAAGATGTAGCGGATCGTTGGTCTTATAGCCATTCTATGTTGCAGGAGGCAATACGAGAACTGTCTGCGGCTTATGCGGCGCGACAAAAATTTCTGGAGCGAGTTGATATGGCGTGGCGACATATGCGCTATAGAGATGATGGCCTCATGATGCATTTTGGATTCTATCGAGCGTTTGTCCGTATAAAATTAGAATTTCTAATTAAATGCCATATCGAGCTAGAAGAACCGAGCTTTTTCGATGGCTACATCTTGAATTTTTTGCCATCAGGAGAAGTCCAGCTGGGTTTTGCTTGGACGGAAGCGGCGATGCCGATCCTGGAGAATAAGCTGGCGTTTTTGGACTGGAAGATGGAGCAATACCGCAAAAATGATCTGCGCAAAGAGCGATTCCGGCAACTTCAGGCAGCAAAAATGCAGTTTTTGGCCTGGGAAAAAGCAACCTTTACCACCCTGGATATCCCCTCAGACTGAGGGGATATTGACTTTTATCGTATGGTGTGATATAATGGTAACATTGATTCAGCCTAGTTCCTACAGAACGGCTTTAATTCAATGTGTAAAGGCTCTTGAAGTTTTGTTTGTGGCTTCAATTTAACTACCCCTATTGTAGCATAAGCGAGGTTGCAAGTCAATCGTGAAATTGTTTTAACAAACGATAGGACGACTTATTTCTTGTCGTCCTATCTGTTATTTTTTGTGGAAAAGTACTTATAGATTAGCTACTTTTAGCCATTCTCGTAAAGAAGTCCACAAACGCTTCCTTCTGCTCAGGCGAAAGGTTGCTCACCCATTTATCAAACATTTGCCGAGACTCTTTTTCACGTTTCTCCTCGGCTTCGGCTTTTAGGTATGCTGATGGAGTAATTCCCGGAATCTGAAGCGAGCTATCCTTGTATTTCGAGAATAGGGCTTGCTGTTTGCCATCGAGTCCATGTAAATACCTCTCCGTAGTTTGTGCGTTTGAATGACCGAGCATCATCTGCATCTCTAGAAGCTCTGCTCCCTTACTCTGGATGTCCGTTGCAAACGAGTGACGTAGTGCGTGTGGATAGAAGTCGTCAAATCCAGCCGCGATGAACGCTTGACGCATTTTGATCCTAAGAGTATCCGTACTGCACGTATCGCCAAAACGTCCCGGCCATAAGGCATCCGTGATGCCATTTTTTGAAACGTAGTCGATCAGACGCTCATACGTATCAAGAGTAACGTACGACTCCCTATCCTTGTTGCCTTTTCCCACAAAGTGAATCTTTTGCCCTTTGAAATTGTTTAAGCGTAGGTTTGTCAGTTCGCTGATTCTTAAGCCGGCATCAAAGCAAATCCTAATTAGAAGCCCAGTCCTCTCGTCGGCGCACGCTAGCACCCTGTCAATCTCCTCTTTAGTGTAGTGAACTCGCGTGACTTTGCCTTCGTGTCGTTTCTTGATTAAAGGTAGCTTTATTGGGATTTCCATTCCCATCTCTCGACAGTAACGCACCCAAGCCTTAATGTGTGCTGTACGCGTGTTGATCGTGCGATTTGAAACTCCAGCGTTTACTTGTTTTTCCACCCATAAATCGTAACCACGATTCGTTAATTGCCTCATATCCTCACATTCCGAGTCGATAATGAAATGCAAGTAAGTGTGATGCTTACTTTTGATTGTCATATCGCTCATACCACGAGTAAACTGGCAGTAGTGGAGGTAGCCCTCCATTTGGTAGTAAATTTCCAATGTTTTTGACATTGCTTTTTCGCTTTCTGCCCACCAACTTAAAATTATTATTTTTTGTGCCTACTACTATTCTTTTTATATTTCTTTTTCTATGGGCGTAACGTTTCGTTACGGCACTCTCAATAGCCGGTGTAACGTTTCGTTACGGCGGAATTGTTTTTTCCACCAACTTTTCCACCAAAATATGCGTAGTTTTCCACAACTTTTCCACAGGTGGGGTCTTGACAACAAAAAACGGAGGTCGTTACCTCCTTTTCGCGTCAAATCGTTGTAAAGACTACAACAACTTATATTTTGTTTTATCGTTCTGGTTTTTACCGTTCTGAACCTTGATCAAATGTGCATTCGATAACTTATCTCGTACTCTCGTAAACTTTGGTTTGCTCCAACCAAGTTGTTCTATAATATATTTAGTCCAGATGGCCATGTAACCGTTTTTGTCTTTTTTCCAAGCGTGGGAAAGATTTTCCAAAAAAGCATACAAAATAGCCTCTTGCTCACCTAAATCACGAACAAGATCTATATCGACCTTTAGAAATGCCTTTTTGCCCACAGTTACCTCCAAGCATTACTTACTATAGAGGCGAGATAAGGAAACAGCCTCACTTAACTTTCCGTTAGGTGAGGCCATTAGAACTTTATGTGTTGAGATAATTATATCGCAGTTAATATTCTTTGTCAAAGTAAAATTGTGGTATAATTAAACTATATCAATGACGGCTAGATCTCTCTGGTCGTTTTTTGTTGGCTAGATTTCATCTGGCCGTCTTTGGTGCCGAAAAATCAACTTAATAAGGCATATTACATGATTAAGAACCCTACGATTCAAGAATTTGAAGCAGCAACGACAACTAGAATGCTGACTCATAAGCGAGCTAATAAAACTAGTTATTCCCATAGCGAAGCATCTACTTTGGCGATTATCGGAGCCAATAGCTATCTACAAGATATTGAGGCTAACGACAAACTTTGGTGTATGGCTCGTGGCAAACGTACGTATATATTCCATGTGCCGTCAAGGCGAGTAGCTGGCGAACTTGGTTTGGATTTTGACCGAGATGCTAACGGACAATGTAAAAACTTGCGAATCGTAGTCTTAGATCGCAAAGGCTTAACGAAATGTAAAACAATTGGAGATTTAGTCATTGGCATAGAGCGACGACAAAAGTCTTATCGTAACAAAAGAAAGGAGCATAGATGAGAACTATCAAAGTTAATTTAGATTCAGACGGCAATGCACATATTTGTTTATATGGTGAGCATATTGTACTTGGCAAAGACAAATTCAACGAGTCCGGCAAGGCGAAATTCACCAAGTTTGGTGAGGAATACGTTGCAGAAATCGCTCAACCAGCCAAGAAGCAACGTCCAAATACAAAAGCTAAGCCCAATACTTCTGATGACCAGCAATTATCGGAGAAATAAAGCATGAAACAGATTACGATTACACTCTGTGCGTCCGATAATCGCACTCAAGCGAATGGGTATGATCCGAAGTTCTATGACGATCAAGAAAAACAACACGCAGACATAGTTAATGATATGAATACAGCAAAGAAGGTATTTGGAGATAATCTTGCTGTTATTACTGTTACTGAATGGGAAAAAGTCGGCGAGGTTGAATCTATGACGTATAGAAACATTGATGAAGTAATCAGACGATATACGACAGAGGAATAATGGGTGATGGTGGCAAGCAAGCAAAAAACCGACAAGAAAAAGACGCAGACGAAAAAGGTTGCGTCTAGCGTTGGTGCCACCAAAAAACGTAAGTCTAAAGTAAATAAGAAGCCACCATACCGACCATTGAAATTTCAGAGCGTTAAGGAGCTACAAGATAAGGTAGAAGCCTATTTCACGTCATGTAATGATTACGTGCGTGATGCGAAAGGTAATCGTATGAAAGATACAGTATCCGGTGAGTATTTAACGTATCAAGCAAAAGTTCCAACTATTACCGGACTAGCCGTATTCCTAGATACCTCACGCGAAACGCTGCTTGATTATGAAAATGAGCTACATAAAAACAATGATATGCCGACGGAAATGAGGCGTGGCTTTTCTGACACAATAAAAAAGGCAAAATTGCGAATTTACGATGCCACAGAACAACAGCTATACCGAGGTAAGCCGACCGGTGCTATTTTCTCACTCAAAAACAACTATGGCTGGGAGGATAAGACAAAGGTCGAAACCAAAGATGTTGGTCATCGTAATCCATTTGAAAATCTGAGTGAGGACGAGTTACGTCGTTTAGCCGGGGAGATGTCGTCATGAAAGATACCTTTGATGTTGAACTAGCTCGTTTCGGTGCTCGTTTGGAGTTGGCACGTAGGCATTTATACGATTACTGTTTGCTACAATATCCAGGCTTTTATAAGCCAAACCGAACCTTTTTGAAGGATATTTGTAACCAAATTGAGGGTTTCGTGAAGCATAGCCCAAAGCGTTTCCTAATTCTTAATGCTCCGCCTCGTCATGGCAAATCGTTGACAGCCCAATCAGCAACTGCATGGCTCTTAGGTGATAACCCAGCAAATCGCGTCATGACGGCGTCCTACAACGAACGCCTAGCTAGCACTTTCTCCAAGAATGTGAGAAATATTATTCAGACAAAGAAAGCTGGCGATAAGGTAGTCTATCAAGACATTTTCCCAGACGTTGCCGTACAATATGGTGATGCTAGTGCTCAGATGTGGACGATAGAGGGGCAAAATCAAACCTCATATCTAGCGACCTCTCCTAATGGTACTGCTACTGGGTTTGGTTGCGACTTCCTCATCTGCGATGACTTAATCAAGAATGCCGTAGAAGCCTACAATACAAACGTACTAGATGATATTTGGAGTTGGTTTACTGATACTATGCTCTCTCGTCTTGAAGGGCAACGTAAAGTAATTGTCATTATGACTAGATGGGCGAAAGGCGATCTTGCAGGCCGTATCATGGAGGCTTTTCCAGACGAGGTTGAACTTATCACTTATCAAGCGTGTAGTGATCAAGATGTAATGCTCTGCGATGATATTCTGAATGCTAAAGATTACAATTTTCTCAAGCGTGAAATGAGCCTAGATATTTTCGAGGCAAACTATAATCAGAAGCCCATCGATGTTAAAGGTAGGCTTTATTCCACATTCAAGGAATGGGAGAAAAAGCCGGAAGGTGAAGTTAAGAACTATACCGATACTGCTGATACTGGATCAGACTTCCTCTGCTCAATTAGCTATACGGTATTTGAAAACGAAGCCTACATTACAGATCTTGTCTTTACTGATGAGCCAATGGAAATCACCGAGGAAGCTACTGCCGATTTATTCTATCGTAGCGAAGTTAATCGTGCCAACGTAGAGAGCAACAACGGCGGTCGCGGCTTTGCTAGGAATGTTGAGCGTATCTTGCGAGAAAAACATGGTAGTAATCGGACAATTATAACTCCAGTACCTCAAACAAAGAATAAAGAGAGCCGTATTTTGGCAAGTTCAGCGTGGGTACAAAATCACGTCTATATGCCGTCAAACTGGAAAACGAGATGGCCGGAGTTCTACAAACAAGTTATGGAGTATCAGCGAAAAGGTAAAAATGCTCACGATGACGCAGTAGATGTATTGGCAGCGATTTTTGAGGAGATTACCGGCAAGCGTAAGCCACAGATTATCAATAACATCGACAACCCTACGAAGCGTAGGTACAGAAGGACTTTTGAAAGATAGGAGGAATTATCATGATTAGTAAAGTCTATACATTGCCAGCAGGCACCGAACCGACAGCAGACATCGTGAGTGGGCTTATTACTGGAAGCCAACGCAAGGAATGTCTTGAGCTTTATGAGCGTCTGTATGCCTATTATATGAATGAGGCTGTCGCAAGTCGTGAAGCCCCACATCAACTACTTGCAATTACGAACCACGCACGGTACATCGTTAAGACTAACGTTGGATACCTACTTGGTAATCCAGCAACCTATTTGGCCGCCGAAAAGGTCGATATTGAGCCACTACTAGACATTTATCGTAAACAAACTATCAGTAATCTTGACGTAGAGAACGCTACCGATACATCTATCTTTGGTCACGCTTTTGAACGTATTTACATCAATAAAGACGCAGAAACTCGCTCTACACGTATTGACCCACGTAATATCATCCTCGTCTATGACGATACCGTCCAGCACGAAAAAATGTTTGCTATTATTTATCAGCCATCAGTCAACGAAAAGGGCGAAATTATCCGAGATGCGTACGATATGACCATATTAACTCCAACTATGACGATGGAACGCAAGCTGAAAGACTGTATCTTGAGTGGTGACGATGAAGTGCCTCATGGCTTTGGCGAAGTGCCAGTAATTGAGTATCTAAACAGTAGCGATCGTGTAGGTGATTTTGAGCCAGTCATTAGCCTACTAGATGCGTACAATATCTTACAATCTGATCGCGTGATAGACCGAGAAAGGTTAGTTGATGCCATTCTAGCATTTTACGGTATGGACTTAGACAAAGAGGATCAAGAAGACTTGAAAGAGTCTCGCACTATTGCTGGTGTTCCAGCTGATGCCAAAATCGAATATATCGTGAAGAACATTAATGAGGCTGATGCTGATGTCTTGCGCAGCGCTATTCTTGCTGATATACATAAAATCTCTATGACACCAGATATGAGTGACCAGAATTTTGCTGGAAACTCATCTGGAGTGGCTTTGCAGTATAAGCTACTGGCCTTTGAACAGCACATCAAAGACAAAGAACGATATTTCGAGAATGCACTTGTTAATCGGTTCAGATTATATAATGGCGTCTTGGCTAGTATTAAAAAGATGAATCCTATTGAATCTAGCGATATAGATGTAGTATTCCGTCGAGCATTGCCACAAAATGACCTTGAAACCTCTCAGATGATCAATAACTTAACGGATATTGTTGATCGTGAAACGCTAGTATCGCGTCTGTCGTTTATTCAAGACGCCAAAGAAACTGTTGAGTTGGTACAAAAAGAGCAAGAGAATAGTTTGGAGCTCGGTAATTATGGTACCGACAAGGCAGATGAAGCCGACGATGAAACGGGTTCCGACGATCTATTAGATGAGGAATAATCTATGAGGAAACGCCCTGATGGTTATTGGGCAAGGCGTTCCGTTGAGCGTCTTAGCGAAGCCGAAAAGCTTTCTATCCCATACCTGAAACAATCGCAGGAGGAATATCGAGCCACAGCCAAAGCGGTTGTAGAGCAAGTACGGGATCTTTATGCCGCCTATTATCGCAAGAGCGGTAATAGCTTTGATATTGATACGCTTAATAAAGTTGCCCCTCAGGGTGACGTAAAACGCTTTCTAGCGAGCATGGAGGCTCAAGGTCTGCCAACCGATCTACCTAACAATTATCGAGGCAGAATGAGCCGTTTGGAACTTCTAAACAGTCAAATGCTAGGCAAAGTGAAGCATTTGGCAACCAAAGAGAGTTTCGCAACAACCGATTTATACGACAAAGTATTTCGAAACACATATTATCGGACTGGATATGATGTATCTAAAGGTCTTGGCGAAACTCTTGCTTTCGGCAGCTTGGACGACAAGACTATTGATAAAGTGCTTGAGTCTAAGTTCTATGGTAAAAACTATTCAGAGCGTATTTGGGGTAATTCTAATAAATTAGCTGATCAGTTACAGAGTATTATTTCTCACGCTATTGCAACTGGGCAATCGTCAGAGAAGACTGTTCGATTAGTCCGAGAACGTTTTAATGTTAGTCAATCCAACGCGGCACGTTTAGTGCGCACAGAGACATGTTATTTTGAGAATCAAGCAGAGATTGAAGCGTATAAAGAGATGGGCATATCAGAGTACGTGATATTAGCTACGCTTGATAGCCGTACATCTAAGATCTGTCGCGAGATGGACGGCAAACGTTTTAAGATTAAGAATGCTGTGGCAGGCGAGACGCTACCTCCACTCCATCCGTATTGTCGCACAGCGATACGCCCGTATATTGGAATAGAGTTTGAACCCAAAACGCGAATTATGCGTGATCCAGAGACGGGTAAGAACAAGACTATTGAACAGATGACTTACCATGAATGGCGAGCGCAATACATGCCAAACGAATCTAAGGTCAACCAAAAAGGACTAAAAGTGGGGGTTATAGGGGGATTATTGAACCAAGGATGGAACAAGTGGCAAGTAGGAGATGACCTTTTTGTCGGAGTGGATAGACCATTGATAGAAAAGTCAATTAAACAGGCAAGCAGGATACTTGAGGAGTATCCTATAGTGAGCGAATCGATTCGTGAGAATGGTGGCATAACGTTTAAACTGGTCGATGCCGCAACGTATAAGGCAGCAACTTCGACAGATAATTCACGCATACTATTTTCAAGGAAGGCTTTTGCTAATCGCGAAAAATACTTAGCAGTTTTAGAAAAAGAAATGAAAGTTGGCTTTAAGATGCGCGTTCCGAAAATGTACCACGACATTTATACCATCACACATGAGATGGGGCATGTGGCCGAGAATTACCTTGTCGATGGAAAGAAAATCACCAGAGCGGAGTACAATAAACGCGCTACGGCGATTAAAAATGATATTATAAAGATAGCGCAACAAATGAGCAATAAAACACGAAGCGAGGTACTAGCAGAAATGTCAGGCTATGGGCGCAAAAAGCCGCAAGAATTCTTTGCCGAAGCTTTTGTGGCACATAAACTAGGTAGTCCCAATATATGGGGAAAAGCTATGAGAGAATATCTAAGGGAGAGGGGGCTGAAATAATGTTTTCTGATATATCAATGCCATTATTTATGAAGAATAGTGAATGGTATTATTTTGATGATGAAGCTGGCATTACTTGTCTAACCGAAGCTGGAAATAAAATTCCAGAAGTCGTTGCTAGTTATAACGTATATTATAGTGACGAAGATAGCGATCTATCCTATTAGCAGAATCATAACAAATGAAGTTATTGTCAAAAATAATCCTTATGATATAATCAACTTAAGATCAATGACGACCTGTTAGGTTGATTATTGAGTTTCTTTAGCGACCTTCGGGTCGCTTTTTCGTTGGTTTGTAATTTAAGCCGAGAGGCGTAAAAGGAAGGATAAGAAAATGGATGGAGACAATCCAAATTCTACCAACAATAACCCAGCAAACCAACCTGACGGAAGTGCTGATAAGGGTGATAGTCAGGGTAGTAAAACTTTTTCGCAAGATGAGGTAAACGAAATTGTACGCAAGCGTATTAATGAAGCCAATGCCAAATCTGAAGAGAAGCTTAACAAAGCAGTAGCAGATGCTATCGCCGAACAAGAGCGTAAAGCTAAACTGACCGACGAACAGCGCGCGTCTGAAGCTCAAAAGGCTAAAGAGGCAGAAATCGCTAAACGCGAGCAAGAGGTTACTTTACGTGAGCGTCGGGCTGAAGCATCGCTCATCTTAGCAGAGAAGAATGTTCCTGCTGAGTTTGTTGAATATATTGTCAGTACCGACGCGGACAAAATGTCTGAGAATATTGACAAGCTCGCAAAGGTCTGGGAGGAAGCTGTCAAACATGCTGTTGAAGAACAATTAAAGCTCAACGGCTCAAACCCTAAAGACCGCTCATCCGGTAATAATTCCGGCAAAGTCGCTACGCCAAGTGGTGTTTACTCCAAAAATGGTACTAGCGCATTTTAATCCGAAAGGACTACAAAATGGCACGACAAGATACGTTGTCCATCCTCGACACTAAAGAGGCAAAAGATAAGCTGGCTGAAGCTGGTGGTAAACTTATCGAAAACATCCAAAAGAATGCTCTCTCGTCAATTCTTAAGAATACTGAATATTCTGGTGATCCTACCTCTGGCTCAGTAGAAATTAACCGCTTCCAGAACGCAACGAGCAACGACTATGGCACTGCCCGCGGCAACTCTAAAGGTGACAAGATCAAGAACGGAAAAGTCACCATTAATATTGATCAAGACAAAGAGATTATTGAGGAAGTTGCCAATAAAGATGTGCGTATGTTCGGCATATCTGATATCATTGATCGTCGGACAAAAAACCACGCTAGCCGAGCCATTGCTGAACTTGATCGTGCGTTCTTTGAGACTGCTGAGGGAGCAGCTACGGCTGTTACTACGAGCGAAACTGACATTGTTGAGGTTGTAGAAGCACTAATTCAGAAGGCAGAGACCGTCAAAAATGAGTACGTGGACGGAGTTGACCGTAGTATGCTCGTCATTACTGCCACTCCAAGTGAATACGGCAAGTTGCGTAAATACATCGACCAAGTTGATGGTGGCGCTGGTAATGAAAGTATTGGTATGTTCCACGGTGTAGAAATCCATAGCAACGTACGCCAGACAGCCGATCTGCTTATTCAAGCTAGGGGTTCTGTTGCGCAACCAGTGGCAATCGATGAGTATGACGCCGATCGTATCCCTCAATCAAATGATATTTCGATTGACCTATTCTACAGCTACGGTACCAAAGCTATTACTCCAGACTTGATCTTTAAGATCGAAAATGCTGGTGCCAGCGAAATTGTAGCTTAGTTAATAAGAAAGGACTCAACTTATGAAATGCAAGCTGAAGGTAGAACGCGAATTTCGTGATAAGAATACCAACAAGGTTCATAAGGTTGGCAAGATCCTCACCGTGGATGAAGCTAGGGCTAAAGAGCTCCTAGCTCACCCACAAGGAATTGTCAGCGTGGTAGAGATGCCAAATGTTAAATCCGACTATAAGCCAAAAACGTCAGATGAAACCGACAATGATGGTGGCAATGATGGCGAAAACGAGCCAGAAAATGAGGATGGCGACAAGAACGATGAGGACAAAAGCTCCGAATAATTGAAGGGTAAAATATGCTGAATTACGACGATTTTGTAGAATCTATGGCTGAAAAGGTTGGCATTATCAATCAAGATAGCGCCAACGATGCCGACCTTCTCAAATACGTTTGCGAGGAAGTAGCAGATCGTCTTTCAATCTATCTAAACTTACGTCCGAATGAGAATAAAGTATTTGAGTTTGACGAGAGGTTGGTAAAAATTGGGGCACGAATCGTTAGTGGCATATTTACTCAAACTAAGGCCAATATCGCTGGTATTGGTGTGGATACCACTATCAAAAGTATCAGCGATAACGGCCAGTCCATCTCGTATGGTGATAGCACGAGGAATTATCTGGCTACAGCTAGTGATGGCGAGCTATTTAACGGTTGTGTTGAGTTGCTAAAACCATATCGGAAGGTTCATGTTGTTTCCTAATTCGGCTAAGCAAGTAATCTCTAAAGCCTTTTATGACAAAGAGGTTACTATTCTAGAGAAACAAGAAGCCTACGATGTTGAAGGTGGACTCGTGAAGACTGGAACGACTATTCGAGATATTTTTCTCGGAAATGTAAAGTTTGTTTCATATGACGAGGAACAGCAAGAAAAAGGACTCGTAAGGGACATCGACGTAGTAATTACTTGCTCTACGGACACTACCGTAGATGTCGGAGATTTGTTGCAGTATCAAGGCTCCAAATACGTCGTAAGTAGCCGGGTCATAACTGATTCTCATATGAAGCTGGAGGGTAAAATATGGCAAGTGTAACGATTTCCATTTCTGGTGTTAAGAACTTACAGCGTAAGCTAGGCACTATTAAAAGTCAGAAAGAGGTTTACTCTGCCGTATCGCAAGCAACGGCTCTCGTAGAGGGCTCGGCGAAAAGTGGATGTGCCGTTGATACTGGTGCTCTGCGAAGATCTATTCATATGCGAGTAGTAGAACAGAACCACAGAGTAATCGGTATCGTCTATACATCTATGGAGCACGCTCCATACGTTGAGTTTGGTACCGGTCAGCGTGGTAAAGGTAGCTATCCGTACGAAAGAGGCCTTACGTTGGCTTACGACCCAAACTGGCCTGGTCAAGTCGCTCAGCCTTTTATGGTTCCAGCGTTACTTACAAATCGAATTCGGATCAACAAGTTAATTGCCGCTGCTGCCGTTAGTGGTGTGCGAGGAGGTGAATAATGTTTACTCCGAAGGCACAGATTCAAAAGATATTATCTGGACTTGGCTACTACTGTCATCAAGGAGCACAAGCCTCCTTTGCCGACAACGAGATTCCGGCGATAACATTTCGAGTTGATAACAACAGCGTTAATTTTGATCTCGACAATCAGATTGCAAGTCAAGATATTAACGTCGTGGTTGATATTTGGGCAGACGATAGCGTTACGTCCTCACGAGTGCTCTCGGAGGTGGAGGAAGCAATGAGGGCGGAAGGCTACCGTTTGACATATTCGGCAGATGTGCCACAGCCAAAAGGTTGTCTGTTTCACATCAATTGCCGTTTTATTACCGTTCATGTTGAATGAACGCACTGCTAATTTCTAGAAGGAGAAAATATGGCAGGTTCAAAAACTATGGGTACAACCCTTACTATCACCAAAACTGGTGACGAGTCTGAGGATCTCGTAATTAAAAGCCTTACATCCATCGGTGAGCTTTCTGGCGAGCGTGAGGAAATTGATGTCACTACGCTCGATAGCCCAGACGGTGCAAAGGAGTATATCTCTGGTGCTGTTGACTGGGGGTCACAAGACATCTCTGGCAACGTTACGGACGCAACTCAGCTGGCAAAATTGCGTGCGATCTTTGATTCGCAAACTGTTCGTACATGGACGATTAAGACTCCAGCTGGCAACGTAGCGCGCTATAAAGCCTTCATTGGTTCGTTTAAGTACGGCGAAAAAACGACTGACGGTCTCGATACGTTCGGTATGACCCTGCGTGTTACCGGTAGCGTTGAATTTAACCCCGAGGACGAGCCAGAAGCCTAGTCCAAAAGCGCTGGTGGTCGCCTTGTAACCACCACTAAGTAAATATAATCAAGGAATTATTCTATGAAACTCGACTATAAAGCTTCAAATATTGCTAAAGCAGAACGTGCACACGGGATGAACTTTCTTAAGACGCTCAAAACGCTCAGTAATAATCCATCTATTAGCGGTTTATTATTTCTGTTTGAGGCTGGTAATGGAACTGAAGATGACTTTGATCAAGCCTTTAAGGAAGGCATTAATAAGGTCTTGGTAGTCATTATGGAAGGCCTTAGTGCTGCTGGTTTTTTAGGTCAAGAGGATGTTCGGGTGATGAAAAAGGCTCTAGAGGAGCAGATGAAAACCCAAAAAACTTCACCGAGTTCTGGCAAAACAGCCAAAAACTAGCATTTCAAATTGGGTTACACCCGGCTGAATTTTGGGAGCTAACGATTGGAGATTTTTACGACTGTCTTGATGGCTATGAGGAGAACATTAAGCTAAATTTCCGTCTACAAGACCGCCTAAATCATATTTTAGGCACTTATATCGCAGTTGGCATCAATGACCCTAAAAAGTATCCATCAACACCCCTGCTGGACGATGAGTCTGCCGATCAAAAAAGATTTAGTTTTACATCAGATGAAAGTTTAGACGCTTACATCTGCAGCCTTGCTAACAATGTGAAAGGTTAATATGGCAACAATTGACGAACTAAATGTTCAAATTACAGCCGATTCAAGTAAATTGAATTCGGAAGTTGGTAAGGCTGAAAAGAAAATTAGTGATCTCGCCAAAGGTACTGAGAAATCGTCAAAAACTATGTCAGCTGGCATGGTAGCTATCGGTACGGCCGTAGGTAACATTCTGGGCGGTGTGGTCTCCAAGGCCTTTCAGTCCATTAATGCACACATGGATGGTGCTATTAGCCGCCTTGATACTCTTAACAACTACACCCGAGTTATGTCCAATCTTGGTATTGCCGCTCAAGATTCTGAAAAATCCCTAAAGGCTCTTGATGATGGTATTACAGGATTACCTACCAAACTTGATGATGCCGCCTCGGCAACGCAGCGCTTAGTGGCTACGAATGGCAATATTGCCGCCTCAACAGATATGTTCTTGGCGCTCAATAACGCCATTCTAGCTGGTGGCGCAGCTATTGAAACTCAAAATACCGCACTTGAGCAGATGTTGCAAGCCTACTCCAAAGGCAAGCCTGATGTCATGGAGTGGCGTGCATTTCTGACGGCAATGCCAGCTCAGCTCAAGCAGGTCGCAACAGCTATGGGATATACGTCTACTGCTGTTGGCGGAGATTTATACAATGCACTTCAGTCTAGCGAAGCAAATATGAATGATTTCATGTTTACCATCATGAAGCTTAATAAGGAGGGCGTTGCTGGGTTTGATAATTTCGCAACACAAGCAAAGAATGCTACCGGTGGTGTAGGTACGAGTATTACCAACCTCAAAACAGCAATTACTCGTGGCATAACGCAAATTATGGATGTCATCGGACAATCAAATATCGCGAGTTTCTTTAGTGGTTTATCGAAGGCAATTAGTACGGCTTTTAACTATGTAGCCGCCTTTGTAAAAATCATTAAAGAAGCTGTAGCTTGGATCGGAGCATTATTTGGCGGATCAGGTTCTACGTCTGGTCTGGTAAAAGAAACTGGAAGTGCTGCTACAAATGTTGATAATATCTCGTCTGGAGTATCCGATGCTACTAGTGGCCTCAATGATGCCACTAAAGCGGCCAAGAAGCTTAAAGGCCAGCTCGCTGGCTTTGACGAGATGAATGTTCTCAACAAACAGGACAATAGTAGCGGTTCTGGTGGGAGTGGCAGTGGCTCTGGTGCTGGTGGAGGTGGAGCTATCTCTGATTATACTTGGGATACGTCAGCATTGGAAGCAAGCACAAATAAAATTGATGAGCTAGTAGCAAAAATTAAAAAGGCATTCAAAGACTTATTTGGAGAGTGGGATTTTGATAAAATCGGAAAAGCACTTAAGCAATTTTATAATGACGTTAAAAAGTTTCTTGGTAACGCCGGAAAAATCGTTAAAGATGTTTGGCAAAAGTACCTACGACCATTCTTACAATGGTCTGGGGAGAGCCTACTGCCGGCAGTATTAAATGCTATCGGTGGTGCTATTCGATTACTAGGTGAAGTCATTGGAAATGTTTGGAATACATTTTTGATGCCTTTTATTGACGCTTTTCTCGTACCAATTGCAAAGTTTACTGGTGGAATTATAATATCGGTCTTGAATGGTATCGGTGATGCCTTACGAGGAATTGCTAATAATAGTGCAGCTGTTGAAACTATCTCGTTATTAGGTAAGGGCTTTATGACTTTGATCAGTCTAAACCTCGTAGCTGGATTCTTTACTGGACTTATCAATGCTATCACCAATGGTGGGATAGCAATGAATGGCTTTTTAGGTGTATTATCGAAAACTACTGGTAGCTGGGATTTATTCAACAAGGCTGGTGCTGCTGGTTCTGGCATAATTAACTCACTTAAGGATGGTGTAAGTAATGTTGTGGGTAAGATTTCCTCGCTAGGGGCTCCACTTGCAAATGCGGCAAACGGCTTTACTGGTGCGGCGTCTGGATCGCAAATGTTCATATCATCACTCGGTGCTGGTATTATCATTATGGAGGCTGTCGTTGCCGTTATTTTGGCAATTCAAACGGCTATGGAGTTCATTAAACTCAAGACTATGGAGGCTGAATTAGCCGAGTTGCAGTACAAATCAACTGAGGAAGCTATGCTAGAAACTACAAACTGGCATAATGAAGCGATTCAGAGACAGATTGACTTGAAAAATGAGCTTGATGGTATTACGAAAAGTCTGGCTGATGCTCAGCTCTCACTACTTAACGCTCAAGACGCGGCTGCCGCCTCCCAAAGTAATGCCGAATCAATCGCCAGGCAATATGGAATGACAATAGAGGAAGCTCGTGCCTATGTCGCTGGATTAGACACGGCCAGCGGAAACCTTACGGCTAAAGACCGAGCATTAGCAGAGGCTGTGTTCGATTTAGACAGCAAAGAGGGTTCACTGAAAGAGGCTGTTGATAAGGTTACTACGGCCAAAAATGAGCAAACTACAGCAACGGATGAACTTGAAAAGCAGCAGTGGAAAGAAGTGATGACGCAGCAGAAGGCTGAGGCAGAAGCACTCCTTGCTGCTGGTAAATATGGCGAACTTTCACAAAAGCTTGTTGAGCTTAAAGATTCTAACGGCGAATATACCCTTGAGAATGGCGAAAAATGTAAAATCAATAAAGAAAATATGCAGAGTATGGCTGAGTTTATTGGCGATCAGCTTGCTCAGATTGATGACGATAATGGTGTAGCCTGGAAAAATGTATGGAATGATGCCGATCGTACAGTATCCAACCTAAATACTTCGACTGCTCAACAATTAGTCAATGGCGGACGCAGTGCTGGTGAAAATTGGGCCAGTGGTGTCGGCGAAGGAGCTAAGAATAAGCAGGGTTGGCTGGGGTCAACTATCTCTGGCATCGCTGGTGGAATGTTGAACACGTTTAAGTCGGCATTCCAAATACATTCTCCATCAAAAGTTATGGAGCAAATGGGCTCATATGTAATGCAGGGCGTTGGACTTGGACTTGAGGATGAGGAAAATGAGCTTAATAAAACCATGTCTCAAATTGGTGGTTCTATGCAGGAAAGTTTTGCAAATGCTGTAGCAGATATACCGGGAACATTGTCCGATCTTAATGCCCAAAATCTAGGAGCAAATATTGACTTGCCCAATATAAGTAGTACTATAACGCATCAGTTACAAGATGGACTTGAAATTCAAAAACAACCAATTGAACTATCCGCAACTCTGCAAATAGACGGAAAGGATGTTCCAGTATCGCTCAGCTTTGCTCAGAATATCGCAAATAGTATTAACGAAGCATCTCAGTTAAAGAATCGCAGTATTATCAATATTTAGACATATTTAATAATGACGTAAGCCACGAGAGCAAAAATACCAGCCAAAATGGCAAAAACTACACCTAAAGCAATTTTTCCTCCAATGGTAGGACGCTTGTCTTGTGTGTCTTGGTTATCATCTCGTTCTGCATTGTGCAGCTTTTTATCATTGCTAGGTTGCTCTTTGTTAAATAAAGCTTTGCATATTCCAGCCACAAAACCAGCTACGATAATTATTATAAATGCCCATATTAAAATAGTACCAGCGTTCATTAAGCCAGTTGCTGACTCAATTGTTTCATCTAATTGACGATTTGCTTGCTGTAGCTGTTGATTAGTCCTATATGTATTATCCATAATTAAATAAACCTCATCTTGGTTTTCTCGTTTATGGAACCGTTATGTATCGGAAAACCAAAACGACACTCACGATAGTTGTTCCAAAACTATTCTATAAACCAAAAACTTCAGTCTATAACTCGTGAATGCCGGTTATGGCAACCGAAGCTCGTGATTGATAAAATAATTTTGGAACACTCTTATTATATCACGTCGATATTAAGTCTGTAACATTGAGTGTAGCTCAGATGCCGTCACATAGTCACGGCGTGAAAAATTTAAGGTTCAAAAATGCCTGGACGGCAACTGGAACTGGCTCTGGCAACTGGCTCGCGCCCTCAGCATATGTATGGGGATCAAACACACAATTTAACGATATCCCTATCGTGGGTGAAACATACAATACGGGTAGTGGTAATGCGCACTCCAATATTCAGCCCTATACCACATGTTATTTCTGGCGTCGCACAGCTTAAACTGTCCTTCGCCACATATAGCAAGTTATGTATGGCTGCAAATTGGAATGAGCTTGTCCTCCGCCCGTATCTCCGGTTCTGGTCGCAGCACCGGGGTAATTCCATCCAGTCGTATGTGTCATAGAGCCGCTTCCTCCTCCCCACTCAAATGGTATAGGTAGAGAATGATTGTGCTGGGGTACCTGCTCAATGGTCAATGTTACTGCCTTATTACCGCCAATCTTATTTACGGCATTAAATTCAGCCTCTGAAGCGCTATACCCTACCGGCACTCTTCCAGCACCCCATGTTACCCACGTACTATTGATTATGATATAATGTATTTATGGTTATCAGTTCAGTTTAGTAACCCTCTGAACACCAGATAACCTATCTTTTTCTTTTATGCGTTTATGCTATAATTAGGGCATATCAATGACGGCAGTTTAATCTAGCCGTATTTTTATTACGACCAGTTTTTACTGGTCGTTTTTATTTTACGAAAGGAGTTTCATTTATGACCTTCAAAAAGAAAACCACTCGCCAACTATCAATGGCAGTTGGTATTTTATCGTTTGTTGCATTCATTATCCAAGGACTTGGCAGTACTTGGGGCTTCGAGAGCGTTGCTGAACAACTAACTCAAACTGCCTTATTGTTCTCCGGCGGTATCAACATTTACTTCTTGGGTGTTACTGGACAAAAGAATAGTGCAGACAAGGAGAAGAACGATGATAAATAAGTTAAAGAAATATCTCGGTAATAATATTGCCTTCCTTATTTTTCTAGCATTCGTGGGCGTATGTGGCGTATTTTTAGCTATTGGCACACCGTCAGAAGATGGAAGCATTACACTTGATGGGAAGAACGCCAAAATTGATCAATCTACGCTGGATTTTATTGAAGACTCCAAAACGGCGCTCGCTCGCTTAATGAACCAAGATGCTCCGACCGATGAGCGGACTATTGCCGAGAATGACGAGGAAGCTACCGGACAAGGTTTTTATGTAACGATTGACGATATCCTTTCGCGTAGGCTTGCTCCAGGAGCCTCGCCATATCAATGCTCACGCTATACGGCCTATCTTGCCACCGGCAAGAGTGTTTACTCAACAGCTCACCTTGACTACGGACCAGTCAATGGTAAAGATGTCGCTAGTTGGCTTGTCAAAAACTATGGGTTTAAGTATATTGACCAGCCAGTAAAGGGTGCGATTGGCTCGGGTGGGTTTAATACGACTTACGGTCATACAGCACTCTATCTATACTCAACCGGCACCAATACGGCAATGGTCGAGGATGCTAACTATACCCCGCTTGCCGTTTCCACGCATAATATGGACATTAGTGGTTGGGTATGGGTTGTGCCTAGTAACTATAATCCTGCACCTGAACCACAGCCACAGCCTAGCACGCCATCAACTCCGTCTTCTACGAGCGGAACGGCATCAAACGCTACAGCATCTTACAACTGCTCCGTCATTAACGTCAAATATGGCGATACTATGGGTAAAATCATGGAGCGTTGTAAAGGGCATGCCATCTATGGCGAACCCATGAACGCCTATGCTCGACTTTGGTATTCTACGAAGACTAAGCCGGGTCAGTCGGTCCATGATGGTTGGCATTCGGCAACTGGCGTAGGACTATATGCTGGGGATGTGATTGAATATCGAGGTAAGTAAATGGAAAATATTACAGTGGGCGATATTGTCGGATGGATCACAGTAATCGCTGGTGCAATTACTAGCATTGGCGTAATCTATAAAACTGCATCCAAAGGTTTCCATAAGGCACTAGAAAACGCCATGCAGCCAGTAGTAGAAAAACTGGAAACTCTAGAACGCAAGCACGATCTCTCGGACCGTGAGCATGCCAAAAACTACATCGTGCGCTTTCTTGCTGATGTTGAGCAAGGTGAGCCAATCGACCAAGATGAGCTACATTGCTTTTGGGATAATTATGAATTATACAAGGCGATGGGCGGTAATTCTTATGTTCACGATAAGGTGGAGAAGTTGAAGGCACAGGGTAAGCTATGAGTTGCGGATATACAACTTTCTATTGAGGAGGATTATTATGGCAGGAATAGGTGGTGATCTTTTGAGGATTAATGGGGAAAAAGTCAGTGGGCTTAAAACCTATGATTTTGAGTCCAATCTCCTTTGGGCAGATGCTGAACGTAATATGAATGGCGATGTTCGTGCCACTTATCTCGGCGAGTACCCTAAATTAGTACTCGAATTTCACGATGGCTTAACTCAAGATGAAGTGAAAACGCTATATAGACAGCTATCCTCGCCGTATTTCAATGTAACATACTTCCATCCCGGAATTGATAGTAACGTTACAGCACAGTATTATCGTTCGGATTATAAGTTGTCTTTGCTTGATAAACGACGTGGCCTATACAAATCATTTACAGTCAACCTAATACCAATTTCTAGGAGAGCCTAATGATTGAAGTTAGCGAGCAGTTTCGTACAGCAATGCAACAACCAGCAAAGACCATTCGTCTATCCGTAGTTACAGACGGAGAGATACCTCAAGTATTCGCATCAAGCGATATGCTGGCAAGCATAGAGATTGAGGCTACTGGCTGTTATTTCAGCACGGTCGCCAAATCACTTACAATGAAGCTCATTGGTACCGACTATGATTTAGTTGATGTGGATATTGTACCCATCTTAGAAGTGAAAATAGAGGGGGTTGATGATGAGTGGCATAGTTGTCCTCTTGGTAAATATCGAGTAGCCGAGCAAGAAGCAGATCTTGATAAAGGCACTATGACGTTTAGAGCCTACGATGCTATAAGTAGAGCTAGTAACTCTGACTATTTTGAAGGTGATATTACTTGGCCATGCTCAGTTCAGTCTCTGGCTGAACAGGTTGCTGAAAAATTGCATATTAAACTACTGACAGACGTAGCTGCTTTACCTAACTCTGATTATATGATTGAGGAAGATCTATATTCAAAGATCACGGGTGCAAATTATCGTAACATTCTGGCAGAAATTGCTGGGGCAACGGCTACAATATGTCGTATTCACGATGATGGTCTAGAGTTTGTTCCGCCACCAGTCAGCTCTACAACTGAAATTTTGACCTATGACAACCTACTCAAGGTCAAGCTTTTGCCGAAATATGGACCAATTAACTCTGCTGTATTAGCACGTACCCCACAAGAGGATAATGTCGCTATTAAGGATGATGAAAGCATCATTGAGAGTGGGCTGACCGAATTGAGATTGGCGAATAATGAGATTTTGGACGACAATCGAGAGGATCTAGCAGAGCCTATCTTTAATGCTGTAAAAGGGTTTGGGTACTATCCGTTTGAAGCTCCCACGGAGGGTCACGGCTGGTATGAAGTCGGAGATGCTATTATTCTAACTGATGGCACGCATGAATGGCCAACTATTATCACGGACATCAAACTCTCCTTTACTGGAGGGATTAAAGAAACAATCAAGTGTGCCAAGCCAGAGGCCACTCAAACTGATTATGCATGCGCTGGTGGCATTACTCGCACAATTTACAACACGGAAATCAAAGTTGATAAGCAGAATCAAGAAATTAAGAGTATCGTCAGCGAAATTGAGGAAATTGGTAATCAGACCAACGAGAACTACACGCAAATTGTTCAGAACATTACTAATATCACAAATACGATTCAATCTACCGGTGGAGCGAACTTACTTTATAATAGCGTTGGATACGCTACGGATAACTCAACAAAGCTTCCTACCGTCTGGGAATGTGAAGGCAAAATCACAGCAAACACGTCACCAGAAAGTTTAACTTACGGAGCAAAGAGCGGTAATCAAATCAATCTGACTGCTAGTTCGTCTATTTCGCAAACAATAATTGCAGCTGCAGGCGAGCCATTATCGCTATCGGCACGAGTTAGAAAATCTATCCTCGGCACTATTACGATCAAGATTTCGAGTGATGAGAACGATATTCAGACAATTGAGTTAGCAAACGAAAACGAGTATGAATGGAAGGAAGTATCGATTTCTAATTTTGTTCCAAACGCTGGAGAAGTAACAGTATACATTGAAGCTGATGATACTGTAATTGATTCTGCGATTACAGATTTAATGCTAGTTTCTGGCGATCATACTATGGTGTGGCAACAAGCATCAGGTGAAATTCTGAACGCAAACGTATTGATTGATAAGGATGGGATTATTGTTAAGAACAATGTCTATTCTGGTGATTATGTGCAAATTACGCCACTTGAATTTGCTGGCTACTCGTCAATTACTGGGACACAAGAAAAAATCTTCTCTCTTAACCGAGATACAACACAAGTTCAAAAATTAAAGGTAGCACAACAAATATCCATGCCGCCGATCAAGATTATCCCACTCACGGATAACAAGCGTGCTGGCTGGGCTTTTGTGAAAGGAGATAAATAGAATGGCATCGTCTGGGTCTTACGGGTTAAATGGTGGAGGATGGAATACTACTTTTAGCTGGTCATTAAGTGGCCAAAATATCGCTGGGAACAATTCGACCATTAGTTGGTGGTGGGATGCTAACTGGTCTGGAACAACATGGACCATCTCGTCACAAGCGAAACTATGGGTCAACGGCTCACAAGTCTTTGAAAACGGCTATAATACTGGCCGTAAGATGTATGGTGGTAGGCAGGCATCTGGCTCTATAACTATCGGACATAACACCAATGGTACGAAAAACTTTGGAGCTAATGGTGAAGCTGCATTCTACCAGTATGCACTTAATGCGTGGGGTTCTGGTAGTTGGGATTTGCCTAATATTCCACGACATGCTTCCGTTACTGGAGCTAATGGCAATATCAATGATGAGCAGAATCCATGGCTTTCATACTCAAACCCGGCTAGGACTGCCATTGATGTATATCTCGAATTACCAGATTTGAGAATTTCACCGATCCCGGAGTCAAAAGCAAACATTGGATCGGCTGCATCGGGAACTTACAACTGGAATCTATCTGACGCCTCGCGTAAAGCCATCCGTTCAGCTATGAAGAATGTAAAGTCGACCAAGTTGCGGATGGGATTGCATGATAGTTTGGGTGGTGATAGCTGGTCATGGCGAGATGCCACTGTTTCTATTGTTAATGGTGAACCAACATTTTCAGATTTTGACTATCAAGATGCCAATACTACTGCTACTGCCATTACCGGCGATAATAAAATGTTAATTCAGGATGTTTCTACTCCAAAAATAACTATTAGCCCAGAAAAGCGAGCTGTTCCACAAAAAGAAGCTACCATGGTGAGATACAATGTTGCTTTCGATGGTAAAACTACGAGTCTAGGTTGGAGCAACAAGGAGAGTGTTTCTGCAACACTAGGTACAGTTACCAGTGCTGGAAATATGAAGCTGAAAGTTTCAGCTCTGGACTCTCGATCGTTCACGCGAGATGTATCAAAAGATGTCTATGTAATTCCGTACTCTGCACCAGTAGCCATCGCTTCAGGAAAGCGTTTGAATGATTTTGAGAATGAAACTACCATCCATATTGAGGGGTCAATATCCCCAATTCAAGTTAATGGTGCATCGAAGAATGCTGTTGATTCAGCATCTGGTGTAAAATATCGGTATCGCGAGCAAGGCTCGTCGGCTTGGGGCAACTGGACAAACGTAAAATCAGCTACTGGAACCAACGGTGTTGTCGGCACGACGGACTTTACTCTGTCGCTAAATAATACAAAAGCTTATGAGTTTCAAGTCCAGATTAGTGATAAACTCAAAACATCAACGGCGGATTTTACGGTTGGTGTGGGTAGGCCAATTTTACGTATTGGTCTTGACGGTCACTGTTACAACAATGAGCAGCCTTTGATGCCTAGCCACGTTGGTCAGGTGATTCAAAGCACTACTCTCGATACAGCTGAGAAAGTTGCTGCCGTTTACGGTGGTACGTGGGTAACATGGGGTGCAGGGAGAGTGCCAGTAGGTTTTGCTGGCGGAGATGCTGATTTTGGTATTATTAACAAGACTGGTGGTGATAAAACCGTAACATTAACCATCGCGCAGATACCAAAGCACAGCCATGCAATACGCGGTGGCTGGGGGTCTGGCTCAATGGGCGCTTCATTCTTCCGTACCGACCAAAACAACCCAAATGAAAGATGGGCGAATACGTTTGAAAGTGGAGATGGCGGGGCTCACACCAATTTGCAACCATATAACATTTGTTATATGTGGCGCAGAACTGCTTAGACTAGTTTTCGCTAGACATCAATTGAGTCAGTGAAAATGTTTCCTTTGAGCCAATTGTACGCATCGCTGATTGAGAAATTTTCATCCAACGGGAGCTGATACCCCGTTTCGGTTAAATGCTTCTGCTCGACCTCCATGATTGGCATTAGGGAATTTAGCTCGTTTGACAAGTCAATACGTTCTTGCTCATTATCTTCGGTTGGGTTGGAAATTAGTTCGTCTAGTTTGGCAACAATTTGCTCATACTTATTCTTGTTTGCCAAATCTTGCTTTTCGAGGTGACGTAACGATTCTGCCGCATAGGAATATACGATTAGCGAAGCCTCTTTTTTATTAAAGTCTAGATCTGCTTTAACGATTCTATGATAAACGGTGATAGCACCTTTTTCATTCGTGGTAGTTTGCTGTAATGCCATTTTGTTCTCCTTGAAAAAATGACTAGCCAAAATGGCTAGTCATCATTGATATTAAGTAAATTATACCATAATCTACCTACTGTTTGCCGTCAAATTTTAGAGCCAACCATACTAGGATGCCAAGCATAGCAAACGCTCCGACTAGTGCTCCAGTAATGAATGATGATGCGTCCATTTTCCTCCTTAAATTAAAATTCGACCTCTTGTTTTTTTGGTTCTCCAAGATAATCGGTGATAATACTAATTGCGTGGCCATAACCAATCGCAAATTCAGCACAATATCCGGATTGCCTTAATTTATATAGAACATCTGCCTGCTCTTTGAGATGCTTATCGGCATAGACCTTACCATCCAGGCTTATTTTACTTGGAGCATCCAATTTTCTTTGAGCATAGATATTTTCGCCGTCTTTCTTAAGTTCTATGTATAGACCATGATGCCACCCAGCAAAGTCAATGGCACCTAATCCTTGTCCCGTCATCTCTACATGATACTTTGGCTCAGCGATAACCATATCTGGCCACGCTCTGCGTCCACCATTCAGCCTTTTCTGCTTTACTGATTGACTCTTCGCTAGTTTAGCACCGGATCCATAGTCAGAATGAAACAATACGTTCGGATAGTTTTGGACTAGATAATTCGCAATTCGTTCCTGTATAATCTCCTCTTGTTTACTCATCGTCAGACTCCTTTAGCTTCCACTCCTCGTCGCTTGCAATAGCCACCTCGTCTAACGAGTATTTGCCGTCTAATGGGCCTTCAACAAATCTAACCCTACCTTGACCATCCTCAAAAATCATCCATTCTGCTTGATAATATGTTACGAAACCACGCAATCGTGTTCTTGCTGTAAATTTACGCATTTTTCTCCTTATTTTTAATCACCATCCCAAATACCATCAGGTCTTAGTCTGGCAAAAGCTAATAGACCATATAATGCCTTTTTGGCATTACCCTCGGTCGCTTTCCAGTAATCTTCATCCACATCATCACCAAGCTGGTCGATAGCTTTCTCTAAAATAGGAATGCTCTCAGCTCCAGTTTTTCCATAAATGAATCGGATGCCTTTTTCTTCATCTATCACCTTGCGATAGAACTTGCTGTAATTGTATGTGATATTGAGCCACATCTCCGTTGTGCCACCCACGCATAAAGTTCCACCTGACACTTCGTGCTTGAACTTGGCATGCAGGGTTTTATTTGTAACTGGATCGCATAGATTGATGTCATAGCTCATTTACGCACTCCCAGCTCTGTTTTTCAGCATCAACTACAACGAACCGACCATCACCTATCGGAGCACCATTTGAATATGTAGAGAATACATCCGTTGATAGCAGGTTATTCTCAAAAGTAATACCCTTTACTGGAGTATGTCCGACTACTTGCATATATCTTTCTGGCCACCATAATCCAGTACTATGTTGAGTTAGCTGTGGCCTTGCCCAAATAGGAGAGTTCTCTCGCCATAGTTCATCTTGACTGGCGTTTCTTGCTAGGCGTAGCATATCTCCAATCCCGACCCAACCGTCGGCAGGGTAAGTTACAAGTCGTTTCTGTCGATCAATCCAACTCTCCGTTACTCCAGCGTGGCTGAATATCACCCTATCAACTACGTGAACCGTTTCTTGCTGGATACCCGTTGCTTTCATCTCTTGGAGTAATTTGGTCATTTCTTGTTCCATGAGTTTGCTATGACCGGTTTCTCGTCTGCCATATTCTGGATAGTAGTAGCCGAAATCGTGGTTACCCATACACCAAAGCGTATTAGGGAATTTCTTTTGAAACGCAATGGCACGCTGTGCAGTTTTTTGATAGAAAGCTATCGCAAACTGCATATCCCAGTCATCAAATATATCACCTAGCTGTATAGCAAAATCTGCTTTGCCATCCTCTAAAATCTTTTCTGCTCGGTCAAATATTTCTGATTTAAGATGTATATCTGGAATTACCAAAACTCTAGACATTGTTTATCTCCTTCATTTTTTCCTCCTTCCTAAAAATCACAATAGCACTCGGAAATGGTGCTGGGTTTGGCTGATCGTCGAACTTCAAACGCCCTCGTATATAGCGTATTTCCGATGCCTTCATACAATAATCGTGCCACCAGCTTGTATCGGTCCTTGATGGAATTAAGAAAACTACGGTCTTGCCTTTCTGCCACTCCTCGTAGCCTTTCTTGATCCATTTCGGTAACTCTCGTCCGTATGGTGGGTTCACATAATTTACCCCCCAGTTTGTTGCTAAGCCATCAAAGGTTGGCTTCGGTGGGCACGGATCGAAATCAAATCCGAACTCAGCGTCTAGCACTTGATAGACGGCTTTTGGAGTCTTCCAATCCATACGCTGTGAACTAAAATGAGGTTGTTTTCTCATTCGCCCTCCACCAACTCTGGGTTCGAGAGAATGTGACCAATGACTTCAAAGTACTCACCCCCGCACACCATATCATCTAGTACATTTTCACATTTGGTCCTATACATCCCCTCATCGCCATCATACTGAACAACTGATATGCTATCATCTGGCTCCCGTAAAATACTCCCCTCAAATATCTCCTTACCGTTCTTATCGAAGAGGTTAGTGGATTGGCAGACGATGAGTTGGTCGTTATTAAGCCAATTTTTCTCGCCTTTAGTATCTACGCCAAGCGTTAGCGGACAAGTATAGTCATCACTGTCTTCATCGCTAGTAGAAGGCATAAGAAACTTCGTCACCCAGTCTTTTTTGTGCTTATCCCACGCTATAAACCTTTTCGGTGTAGGCTGGAATTCTATCTTGCTCATTTATTCTCTCCTTGCTATTAACTCATCCAGCGCGACTGGATAATAATTATTTACATCCACACCCACATTAAATGCATCCGTATGTGGATGCTGCATATTCGGTCGACTGTGCATATGACCGTAGAGGTGGTATGTGCCGCGGTCACCCATACCGTCCCAATACATGATTGGGAAGTGGCAGAGAACGACTTCGCGACCATTATCGTTAATTCTTTCATACCAGCCATCATCAATAACACGAGTGGACTCTTTAAGATATAGGCTGAAAGTAGCTCCCCCCAGAAAAGCGTCATGATTGCCGTGGATGAGATGGATTCGCCCATTTAACTGTTCTAGGAATTTGATGGTTTCCTGTACTCCCTTAAATGAGAAGTCGCCTAGTACATACACTTCGTCCTTTCTGCCTACTTTGGCATTCCACTTATAGATGAGGTCGGCGTTCATTTCTGCTACCGTTTTGTATGGCCGATTTTCGTAAGCGATGATGTTGACGTTGCCGAGATGTAAATCCGATGTGTAGAAAATCATTTATCTTCTCCCATTGCACACCGCCCTAAGTCTTTACTGAACTCCTCCTCGAGCCATTTTATGCGCTTGCAGTATATTTCGATTTTATCGAGACAAGCTTTTAGCGGCTCTGCGTTGTTATCATGAACTAGATTCTCCAGAGACGCAGAATGATTCTTAACCATACCAGCATAATGCTTCTGTAAAATCTGTTTTTCTTCATTAAAGATTAGCATCTATCTATCTTCCTTCCTAAAAATCACAATAGCACTCGGAAATGGTGCTGGGTTTGGCTGATCGTCGAACTTCAAACGTCCTCGTATG